ATTAGTGATCTTCCAGTTCTTGATAATCTTCTGGTATTGAGACAATCTCTCAATACCTTTCTGTGAAAAGTTACTTACAGATGCCATCTTTGAGAATGATGATGACTCTGTGAGTCCAGAGAAGGAACACTTGTTTACGATAAAGAAGGCACATGCCTTAGCAAAATCACCAACACTATCATCAGATAGATGACCCCTTGATGAGTTAAAGAGTAATTTACATTTATCCTCTGTATTATGAAACCTCTTAAGTGATCCAAGAAAATCACTCATCTCATCACCCCTCTCCTGAAGTTGTCTCCAGAAGTTTACTAGGGGTGAGTAAAGATCATTTACCCAGACATCCAGATGTGGATACATCTTACTCAGATGTATTGCTATTGAACCACCACCAATAAAAGGTTCACGATATTCCTTATAATCTAAAAGATTAGGAAAGTGAGGAACAATCTTATTGATGGCACGGGATTTTCCGCCAGGATAACGAAGAGGTGTCTTCAATGATTTCATAATCAGTGGATGTAGTATTCAAAGTTAAAGAAAGAGGAACTATGCATGAAACTTGTGCCATGATGCCCATAACCTGACCCTCCATGGGAGTGCTTATGGTAATGACAATATCCCCTGTTCCTATGGCAGTGGTGGTGCCTGTGAGTGGGCATCCAGTTGCGATGGGTGTGTGGGCGATGGGGATGGTGTCTAAACCTATTGGCTTTGTGTGCCATAGCTGGTGTGCTAAGAAGCATGGTGCCAGCTAAAACTAAGAATAACTTTTTCATTCAATAACCTCCAGTAAATGATTTACAGAATTAGATAGTGATCTATATCCTGAACCAACATAGATCTGACCTGCCACCACTGAAACAGTGGCAACACCCCAGAATATGTAGTACCACTTACTCTTGACTTGATGTTTTTTGCCTTGTTTCTTCGTCTTCATAAGTAATGGAAATTCTCTTTTTCACATATCCCTTAGAGTCTATCACAAGACACTTATTAATACAACAGTTGTCAAGTGCCTCTTCAATATTCTGTAACTGCATATGCAGCATCAGATTCCTATCATGCTCACTCAGTCTTTTCATTGTAGTATGCTATGGTTTTGTGAAACTCATCCAGTGGATCAGGATATTTGTCAGGATATTGAATCCTATTAATCCTTTCTTTAAACTCTTTTAGTTCTGGAATATGTAAGTACCCCAAAACATCAATAAGGACCTTTAACTCGTCTTCATCTAACTTGATGTTACGAATACCATAATGTTTCATTTGACCCCCTTAGGCCACTCTTCAATCTCAACCAAATCATAATCCCAATCCTCAATCACAGGATTAGCATATAGACGATCAGAAAGAAGGTCTAGTTCTTTTCTTGCTTTCTCCTCAGTTTCTGCTTCCAACCAAACATCAATCACCTTACCCAGTCTAAGCTTCTTGATATTCAAATCAGATAATCTTCTTGATGCATCCCTAACAGCATTGCCTGGTGAATCATCAACCTGTGATCTTAAACGAATAAACACCAACCCTTTAAACTTCATTCTCTAACTCCTGGATGATTTTTGCTACTTGTTTTTTATTAGTTCCAGCAGGTGCATTGCGTAAACAGATAAGAATACATTCCCTATCACTGATGGGTGGTCTCATTGTCCACCCATTCTCATCAAGTAGAACCTCTGGTGCCTCAGCATTATCTGTCAAAATCCACCTCCTCCGGTTTTTTTCTTTCTAAGATGGTTTTTCAAACTTTTCTTTGATTCTTTCGCAAGAATCTTTTTCATCTCTTCTTCATCATAGTGATCACAGAGTTGAAGCATCTTATCAAGAGCATACTGATACTGAGCACCCTTACTCATATTACTGAGAAGATAATTTGCTACATCATATCTGAGTTCCTCAAGTTCTTTCTTATCCATCACTTCTTCTTCAATATAAATTTACCAGAGAACTCCTCCACACTCAGATGTTCTGGTTCAAGAGGCCATCCTGAATCCTTTAAATTTTCATACCTATCCCTATAATAATCCATAAGTTCAGAGCACTCTGTATGCTCAATACCCTCATGGATTAAATCAGATTTGAATCTGATACTATAGAGTCCTGTTGTACTACTGTAAATATCAGAGGTCATTTAAAATCACACTCAATCATGATTTCAGTAAGGCAGGCAAGCATATTTATTTCTTGATCAGCCACGAAAGAAGATTGGTATTGATACTTAGCAATGATAAGCACAGCAGCAGCAATGCCAGGACCTTCCAGGGACTGATAACAAGCATCATAAACAGACCGAAGAAGTACAGTAGGATCATTGTCCAGATTATCGACGACCCACTTACGGACCTTAGGAAAGTCTTTTTCTTTGAGCGTTTTAAAGAGATCATCAGTTTTTACATTAGAAAAGGAAGCAAGGATACCAGAATCAATACTACCACCAGCAGCATACCTCTGGCATTCATTTAGAACACGTCTCCAATCAGGGAAGTGTTTCTGGATAAGTTCTACCAGGACCTTGTTATCATATTTAATACCTTCTGTATCCAAGATTTCTTGGAGGCGTGTGAAGAATGATGCTGCGAGTAACTGCTTTTCTTTTCCCTTAAGGGCAAAGTCGATGACTGAGCATCTACTGTGAAGGGGTTGAATGATTTTATTCTTGTAGTTACAGGTGAAGATGAATCGGCAGTTTCCAATAAACTCCTCTGTAAACGCCCTAAGGCAGAGTTGAACATCTGGGGTTGTGTTATCTGCCTCATCAATAATGATGACTTTGTGTTTGGCAGTAGAAGATAACGATACAGTTGAAGCGAAGTTCTTTGCATTATTGCGTACAGTGTCTAGGAATCTACCCTCATCAGAACCATTGATCACATAGTAATCTACCCCAAGTTCAGCACACATTGCCTTAGCAACTGTGGTTTTGCCACAACCTGGTGGTCCTGAAAGGAGAAGGTTAGGAACCTCCCCCTTATCTAGGAAATCAATAAAGGTGTTCTTGATGTTGTTAGGAAGAATACACTCACTTATTTTTTTGGGTCTGTATTTTTCAACCCAAACAAATTCATCACGACTCATTTTTCTCCTGTTGTTTTTTCAACCATTCCTGGAATTTTCTTTTACCCTCTACAACTTTCCACCAGGGAGCATAGAGGGGTCCATTATAATCCTTTTTCATCTTTTGACAATCTCAGATTCAATATCTGTGGCACACATCTCTTCATACATGTATGTGGCAGCTGCTCTGGTATTGTGTGGTTTACCACAAGTAAACACATCACAGACTGCTATTCCCTTCTCAGGCCAGGTATGAATACTAATGTGACTTTCAGAAATCATAGCGAATCCTGTGACCCCTTGGGGTTCAAACTTATGAACATTTAAGTCCAATAAAGTTGCAGAACACATTTTTACTGTCTTATAGAGCAGCATACGAATGTGTTCTGAGTCATTCAGCAACTCAAACGGACATCCCTTTAATGTAAAAAGAATGTGTATCATCCAAAGGAAGAATCAGGTTCAAGGGCAATGAAGTAGGTCACATCAATATTCTGATTGGTGAACTTAGACAGGAGTTTCTGAGAAACAACCACATCATAGGAACCAGGAATAATCTTCAGGTTCTCCTCCTTGAAGTTGAATGTAAACTCAGCATCAGTCTCCCCAACAATGATGGAGAAATCATTGGAGGTATCATTCTTCTTATCACGGGCAACCAGTTTGATTACACCTGCCTCACCAATAGCAGAGATGTCAGGCAGTTGATAGATAGATGCTGCCTTCTTCAACCTATCAAGTTGTTGACTTGTAAGTTCAAAACAAACATCCTCTGTGGGCAGTGAAATCTCTTTCTCAGGAGGAGCAACGATGACAGTTGGATCAGCAAAGAAATACTTGGAACGCATCTTGCCTTCCTTGATCATCACATACTCATCATTCTTAAAGTCCAACTCAGGACTAGCATGGAGGGACAGACCATTAAGAAACTGGTTCAGGTCATAGATACCAAAATCCTTAGGAAAGGATTCCTCAATAGTTGCCTCAACAAGAATATTCTTCATCACTGAGATAGATCTCAGTTTGCTACCCTCCTTGAACAGGATTGATTGATTGATTGAAGAAAAGTTCTTCAGCAGATTTACAGTGGTCTCAGACAGTTTCATCATGTTGCGGATTTTCATTATCAGAAGGGATAGTCAGATTCTTTGTAGTGGTTATCAAAGTGTAGCAGAAGCATAGCATAATGGATCACCTTGAGCAAGTCCCTCTTACTCTTTCCATCTTTTGCTCCATAACGACTACCATACTTAAGGATGTTTGCCTGACAGAATGATGCTGCTAGACCCTTTGCTGCCATCAAATCAATAGTTTGGATTTCCTTGAATCCATTAGCAGCACCAGTATAGTGACTGCGATATGTGCCACCAACATAATCAGTAATGTCCTTGATGATCACATCCTCATTATACTTCCATCTACCATTATTGTTATTGGTTTCTGGAAGATCAGGGATATTGAATGTGATCTCATCACTAGGGATATTAAAACTGATTGTATCAGGTGATGATAAACCACCACCATAATACTGAGCAGCACCAATACCATCAGAGGAGAAGGTGATCATGTCATCACCCATTCCTCCAGCGATGGTATCATCAAGACCATAAATTTTATTATAATTTCCTGTGTCAATCATAGTGTCTCCATAAAGTTCATCGTAAAGTAATGACCAAGAGTTTACCATCAGTTATTATATCAAACCTGTTGGTAGGTGTCAACTGAATCAGTATTCATCACAAAGTCAGCATCAACCTTGTCATAGAGTTCAATGAATGATGCCTTGGTCTCATCATCAAAACGGTTGATACAAACTTGGATTGCCTTCTCCTTGTTCTTAAAGATACTGAAAGCACGGATGATGTGAACCAGACGACGTGTGCTGATCACATCCTCAATACCACCATCATAGAAGGTCTTACGGATAATGTCTGCCCAATCAACCAGGTGCTTACAGAAGGCACGATCCTCAATACCAAGATCCAAAGCAATACCCTCAAGGATTTTCTGCTCTGTGGCAGCAGTAGGATATGACTGCTCAAAGGTTACTGGGAATCGCTCAAGGAAGGCTTCGTTAAGCACGTTAGTTCCAATAAATCGTCCATCGTCGGATCCTTTGCCTTTAGTGTTGGCGGTTGCGAATACTTGGAAACCCTTTGCGGGCGTAATGTATTCGCCAGTTTTCTTGAGGAAAATCCCTTTTCCTTCGAGAATAGACTGAAGACAGAGGATTTTGTTTGAGGCGAGGTCAATCTCGTCAAGGAGCAGGACTGCTCCACGTTGGAGTGCTTCAACGACTGGGCCATTGTGCCAGACGGTTTCACCATTAACAAGGCGGAAACCACCAATAAGATCATCCTCATCTGTTTCAATAGTAATGTTGACACGAATCATCTCCCTTTTAAGTTGAGCACACGCTTGTTCTACACAGAATGTCTTACCATTACCTGACAATCCAGTAATGAATGCGGGGTAGAACAGTTTGGATTTGATAATCTTTTTAACATCAGCGAAACTACCAAAGGCAACAAAGGTATCATCACTCTGGGGAATCAAGTTCTGCTCCACAGGTGATGTTGCTGAAGGTGCCTCATATGTCTTTTCCAGTTGCTCTTTTACAGTCAGGTTCCACTTACCACGACCAACCTTGTAGTCATCAAGTTTCTTAGTAACAGTCTGATAGGTGGTGCCGTTCATAGCAC